GAGCCGTGGGAGGACGCCTGTGGTGTCTACTCCAACGTCCTTGCTGAAGCTGCTATCCGTTTTCAAGCGGAAGCAATGAGTGAAACTTTCCCCGCCGCTGGCCCTGTCAAGACCAAGATACTAGGAGAAGTAACCAAAGAGAAAGAAGATGCTGCCCTTCGAGTTCGGACGGATATGAACTATGAGTTAACGGATGTCATGGTTGAATATCGTCCCGAACATGAACGGTTACTCTATTCTCTTGGTCTTGCAGGGTCAGCTTTTAAAAAGGTCTACTACGATCCCAATCTCGGCAGACAGGTGGCTATGTATATCCCTGCCGAAGATGTCATCGTCCCCTACGGCGCGTCTAATATAGAGACAGCCGAACGTGTTACCCACGTAATGCGTAAAACTAAAAACGAGTTAATTAAACTGCAAGCTGCTGGTTTCTATAAAGAAGAGGAGTTAGGCGAACCTCTTTCTTATCACACTGATATAGAAGAGAAAAAGGCAGAAGAAGGGGGGTACACCCTCAACGCCGATGATCGTTACACGGTCTTAGAAGTCCATGCAGACCTCATTATTGATGATGTGGATCAGGAAGATGGCGACTTACAGATAGCAAAACCCTATGTGGTAACTATTGAACAGGGTTCTGGCAAAGTATTGGCTGTGCGCCGTAATTGGAACTCTGACGATCCTTTGACGCTCAAGCGTCAACATTTTGTTCACTACTCTTATGTGCCGGGTTTTGGCTTCTATGGTCTTGGTTTAATTCACATTATTGGTGGTTATGCTAAGGCTGGCACCTCCCTTATTCGTCAATTAGTTGACGCAGGTACTTTGTCGAATCTACCGGGGGGCTTGAAGTCCCGTGGGCTGCGGGTTAAAGGCGATGACACTCCCATCGGCCCCGGTGAGTTTCGTGATGTAGACGTGCCTAGTGGCAGTATCAAAGACAATTTAATGACGCTCCCTTACAAGGAGCCGAGTCAAACGCTGTTGGCATTACTCAAACAAATTACAGAAGAAGGCCGTAGGTTGGGCGCAATCAGTGATATGAACATCTCTGATATGAGCGCAAATGCCCCCGTTGGTACAACTCTTGCGCTTTTGGAGCGTACTTTGAAGCCTATGGCGGCAGTTCAGGCTCGTGTTCATTACGCTATGAAACAAGAGTTCAAGCTGCTCAGAGCGATTATTGCCGAGTATGCCCCTGACGAATATATGTATGTGCCTGATCGCGCTCAACCTCGCGCCCGTCGTTCGGACTACGCCACGGTAGAGGTAATCCCTGTCAGTGACCCCAACAGCAGCACGATGGCACAGCGCGTTGTGCAGTATCAGACTGTACTACAAATGGCGCAAGGCGCACCGCAGATATATGACCTACCGCAGTTACATCGGCAGATGATAGAAGTTTTGGGTATCAAGGATGCCGATAAACTTGTACCTACTAAAGACGACATTAAACCTGCTGACCCTGTGAGCGAGAACATGGCGTTCTTGGTGGGCAAGCCGGTTAAGGCTTTTATATACCAAGATCATCGGGCGCATATAGCTGTGCATGAGGCGTTTTTACAAGACCCTCAGATTATGGCGTTTATAGGCCAGAACCCTGCTGCACAGCAGATAGTTGCTGCCATTAAAGCGCACATCGGTGAGCATATGGCCTTTTTGTACAGAGAGGAAATGGCGGCGAAACTTGGCGTGGAGTTACCGCCACCAGACGAAGAAATACCAGAAGAGATGGAGAAACTTCTTTCTCAAAGTATGGCGCAAGCCGGACAACAACTTACACAACAGAAACAACAAGCTGCTGCACAACAACAAGCACAACAACAGGCACAAGACCCTGTATTCCAGATGAAGCAACAAGAGATGCAGTTAAAAGTTGCAGAACAGCAGCGTAAAGCGCAAAAAGACCAAGCGGATACTCTATTAGATGCGGAAAGAATAAAATTAGATAAGGAAAAAGCAAATAATACTGCTACTATTGAGGCCGCACGCATTGCTGCACAGACAGAGCAAGCAAACGCTAGACAAGATTTAGACGAGGCTAAAGCTATATTAGACCTTGCAAAGAATAGGGAATAAGTAATGGAAGTAGAACTTTTACTTGCTGGAGGGTTCGAGGATGCTTTTGTAGGTACTGGAGAGCGTTGTGGACAACCAACAATTGCTATATATGACCGAAAAAAATGTATCGATGTTTTAGAAAAAAGAGATGGAATGACCCGAGAAGAAGCTATTGAGTTTTTTGAATTTAATGTAGTCGGGTCATGGGTAGGGGAACAAACTCCTATATTTGTAGATTTTGAAGGCAGTAAGTAATGGCATCAACCGTCTTTGACGTGCTCGATAAAAAACTTGCTGAATTACAGCAAAGCCAAGAAGAATTTCTTGCAGGAGGAAGAGCTAAAGACTTTTCCGAATACAAGGAATCGTGCGGGGTAATCCGAGGTCTAGCTGCCGCACGCAGAGAGATAGAAGACCTTTCGCGTAATTACATGGACAATATGGATGACTGAAGCAGCGTTGACCCCGCTTGAAGAAAAGCGGCGCAGAAGGATAGAGGAGAAGGAACAAGCAGAAGTGGTACTAGACAAACAAATACCCAAACCTGTCGGATACCGCGTTCTTGTTGCTCTACCTACTATAGAGGACACATTTGAGGGAGGTATTGCCAAAGCCGCCACAACCATACGAGAGGAGTACATTCTGTCTATGGTGGGGTTGGTAGTTGATATGGGCGAACAAGCCTATAAAGACGAGGGGCGATTCCCTGAAGGCCCGTGGTGTAAACAGGGCGACTATGTGATGTTTCGTGCCAACACAGGCACGCGATTTAAAGTCGGTAAAGATGAATATCGTTTGATGAATGACGATTCAATCGAAGCTGTTATCGACGATCCGAGTAAATTAACTCGCGCTTGAGGACTAAACCATGCCGATGCAACAAGTAGAATTTGATTTTCCTGACCCTGATAAAGAAAGCAATTTGCAAGAAGTAGCAATCCCTGAGAGTGAGCCTGAAACCCCAGAGTTAGAGGTAGAAGGGGCTGTAGGCCGTGAAACTATTGAAAAACCCTCTAAACAAAAAGAGGGAGGTACAATAGAGGCAGGGGATGTTGAAATCGAAGTGCAGGATGACACGCCGCCTGAAGATCGTGGGCGCAAGCCTTCAGAACCCCCGGAAGAAGTTACCAACGAAGAGTTGGAAAACTATTCTCATAAAGTTAAGAAACGCATACAACACTTTAGCAAGAGCTACCATGATGAGCGTAGAGCTAAAGAAACAGCAGAAAGAGAGCGTGAGGCTTTAGAACAATACGCTAAACAGTTGGTTCAAGAAAACCACCAACTTAAAAGTAAAACGGATGAAAGCCACAACGCTCTTATACAATCTGCTAAGAAACAAGTCGAAGCCGAATTGGGTATGGCTAAACGGCAGTATAGAGAAGCGTATGAGTCAGGTGAGCCTGATGCAGTACTGGAGGCACAAACACTTCTCAATGCGGCCCAAATACGGATGGAACGTGTTAACGGGCTGAGACCAAAAGAGACAGAAGAACAGCAAACTGCTTTACAACCACAGCAGAATACTGTTCAATCACAACAACTTGCACCGCAAGAGCAACCGCAGCGCGATGTGAAGGCCGAGGCTTGGAGGGATGAAAACCCTTGGTTTGGGTCTGATGATGAAATGACTGCGCTTGCTTTGGGTTTGCACAACAAGTTGACGAAAGAGGGTTTAAGCCCTCAATCTGATGAATACTACGAGAAAATTAATTCTCGTATGCGACAAGTATTCCCCGATCAGTTTGATGACGGGATAGACAACGAACCGGAGGAGGCTTCTAAGTCAAAATCTAGCAATGTGGTTGCTCCCGCTACGCGGAGCACATCACCTAAAAAGGTGAAACTATCGCAATCACAAATAGCTATAGCGAACAGACTTGGAGTTCCATTGGAAAAATACGCCTTACAGGTTGCTGACTTAGCGAGGAAACAAAATGGCTAAAAATGAACTGCGTTCTTCGCGTGAAAGTGAAAATAGAGAAACAACTACACGTAAAAAAGCATGGAAGAGGCCAGAAGTTTTGCCTAATCCTACGCCGGAAGATGGGTATTGTTATCGCTGGATTCGCATTTCTACGCGTGGTACTTCTGACGCCACTAATGTTTCTTCCAAAATACGTGAAGGTTGGGAGCCGGTAAGGGCTGATGTCCACCCTGAAATATTCACTGACTCTGTTGTTGATGACAGGTTCAAGGATAATATTATTATAGGTGGGTTGATGCTTTGCAAAGCTCCTGAAGAGATGGTCGCAGAACGCAATGAGTATTATAAGCAACAAACTGATTCTCAAATGCAATCTGTAGATCAAAACTTAATGCGGGAGAGTGACCCTCGTATGCCTATGTTTAATGATAGGAAATCGACGGTCTCTTTCGGTAAAGGTTAACTAGGAGTCTATCATGGCATCTTCTGCTGCCCCTTACGGTCTAAGACCGTTGAATCTGATAGGAGGACAGCCTTTCGCTGGTTCCACCCGTCAGATTAAGATCGCTTCCGGTTATGGCACTAACATATTCAATGGTTCTGTTGTAGCTATTGTTGCTGGTGGCACTATCGAAATCGTGACTACAAATGGAGACAACTCAACTGTGTTTCCAGCAGGCACCATCGGCGTTTTCGTCGGTTGTTCCTATACTGATCCCAATACTAGCCAAAAGCAGTTTAGACAAAGCTGGCCTGCCAGCACTGTAGCGTCTGATGCTATGGCTTATATTGTGGATGATCCAGATTGTTTGTTCCAAGTGCAGGCCGATGGCGCTGTAACTCAGGCTGATCTGGGCCAGAATACTCACTTGGCTGCGGTACAGTCTACCAACACAGGGAGCACCACTACCGGTAATTCCACTAGTGCGGTAACTGCTACAACTGCTGTAACCTCTGGTTTTGCTTTCAGAATCGTTGATTTTGTTGACGGGCCAGAGTCCACCGTTGGTGATGCGTTCACAGATTTGATCGTTAAGTTCAATCCTGACTCGCACTCTTACACTAACAAGACCGGTATATAAGGAGTATTTGAGACATGGCTATTTCAAGAGCGCAACTACTCAAAGAACTCCTACCGGGCCTAAATGCCCTGTTCGGCCTTGAGTATGAGAAATACGGTGAAGAGCACGCTGAGATTTATGAAACTGAAACCTCAGAGCGTTCTTTTGAAGAAGAAACCAAGCTGTCTGGCTTTGGTGCGGCACCTGTTAAAAATGAAGGTGCGGCCATTGCGTATGACAACGCTCAAGAAGCGTTCACTGCTAGGTATAACCACGAGACAATTTCTATGGGATTCTCAATAACCGAAGAGGCTATTGAAGATAACCTGTATGATTCATTGTCTGCACGTTATACCAAAGCATTGGCACGAGCTATGGCTTACACCAAGCAAGTTAAAGCTGCTGCGATTCTGAACAGTGCGTTCGATCCGACAGTAACTTACGGCGATGGTGTAGAGCTTTGTTCTACTGCACACCCTCTGGTGTCTGGTGGTACTAACTCTAACGAGCCTGCTACTGGTGCTGATCTGAATGAAACTTCTTTGGAAGCGTCTGTCATTCAGATAGCTAATTGGACTGATGAGCGAGGATTGCTAATTGCATCTAAGCCTCGTAAGTTGATTGTTCCGCCCGATCTTCAGTTTGTGGCAACTCGTTTGCTTGAAACTGAGCTTCGTGTGAACACAGCCGATAATGACATCAACGCAATCCGTAGCATGGCGTCAATCCCAGAGGGTTACACTGTTAACCACTATCTGACTGACACTAATGCTTGGTTTTTGATGACTGACATTCCTAACGGTCTGAAGCACTTTGTGCGAACTCCAATGCAAACCTCTATGGATGCCGATTTTGATACTGGCAACAGCCGGTACAAGGCCCGTGAGCGTTACAGCTTTGGTGTATCTGACCCACTGGCTATCTTCGGATCGCCCGGTGCAAGTTAAGAGGTGTGACTGAGAAGGGGGCGCTTGTAGCCCCCTTTTCTTTGCTATACTATAAATTCATCCTGACTGCGCTCCACTGGGGAGGCGGCAGACTTTAGCCACGACAGGAGACTCATATGGCTACTCATCACAATACGCCCGTGTTGTATAGCGGCTTTGCGTCCGGTTTTAAAGACCTGCGCGAAATGCCCATATCAATCAATCCTGATTATTACTGCATAGAAGACGACTTCGTTTATGAACTCGATACCGGTTGGGTAGTTGTCAAAGATTCTGGCGCTACTGTAGCAATCGTAGCTGACACCATAGGTGGAGAGCTTGCTATTACGTCAACAGCAACCACTGACAACGATGGTGGTTCAGTGCAGGGCAATGAGATATTTGCTGTTGCTACAGGCAAAGACATGTTTTTTCAGACTCGCATCAAAAACAGTGATGTAGATCAGTCTGACATTTGTGTAGGTTTCACACTTAACTTTGCGACCAACCCAGAAAACATGCTGACTGCTACGGATCGTATCGTTTTTCAAGTGGATGACGGAGATGCTTCTATCAATTGCATCACTGAAAAAGATGGCACAGCTACCACCACTGATTCTGGTATAGACATGACTGACGATACCTACGTTAAGTTGGGTATATCATGTTCAGGCACAGGTACAGTTGAGTTCTTTGTTAATGACAAACTTGTAGCTACTCACAGCACTAATATCCCTGATGACGAAAATCTGGCTATTGCTGCAATGAGTCTGTCTGGCAGTGCTTCAGGCACTCGTGTAACTACCATTGACTATTTAATGGGCGCTAGAACACGTTAATAGGGGGTAGTTATGACTACGGCTAAGAAAAAGGCACCCGCTAAAAAGAAAGCGGCCCCTAAAAAAGCTGCGACAGGCAGTCTTGTACCCGGCACTGCTGAGTACAAAGCTGCTGTTTTGCGTGGCGAAATTAAGGAGTAGATCATGTCTAAAGGTGATATTTTCGCCATCACTCCGTCTACTAGTGCTACGTTACTAAAAGCAGCAGCATCTATATCCGGTGCGGGAGCTATCACATTACTTACTAATGATGTTAGTCCTTTTGGAACTGGGTATAAGTTGTTGTTTACCTCTGCCGGAGATGACAGAGGTATAACTTTCACCATCACAGGTATAAAGGTTGGTAGCTTGCATGGACAAGCAACTACAGAAGTAGTAACAGGCGCGAACGCTAGTACTGCTTCTTCTAGTAACTTTTATACAGTGGTCACTAGCATAGTAGCCAGTGGTGCATCTGCTGGTAATGTCAGTATAGGCACTACAGGTTCGTTAGCGTTTGGACGCACCAGAATTAAGAGTGTCTATTATGTAGGCGCGGGTTCTGCGGGGTCGTTGAAGTTCAACTTGAATAGCACGAGCGGAACTTTGCTTATGCAAGTGGATACCCCTGCTTCTTCTGCATCTTTTGCTGACAGTGTGACCATACCGGATGAAGGTATTCTTACGCAGCGTAGTAATAGCGGTAGTGATTTTACAATCCTGACGTTGACTAATATTTCCAACGTGACGGTGTTCTGTGGCTAAGAAAAAGGGAACTATGAAAGGCCACACCATTAAAGGTGGTCATAAGCGTCCTACTAAATCCGGCGCAGGTATGACCAAGAAAGGTGTGGCTAAATATCGTAGAGACAACCCCGGTTCTAAACTCAAGACAGCCGTTACTGGTAAAGTTAAGAAAGGTAGTAAAGCTGCAAAGCGTCGCAAATCTTTTTGTGCGCGTTCTGCGGGGCAGATGAAGAAATTTCCAAAAGCTGCCAAAGACCCTAATTCTAGGCTTCGTCAAGCTAGAAAACGATGGAAGTGTTAGGAGAGGATTATGTGGACTAAACCAACATACGAAAAGATTCGCCTAGGTTTTGAAGTCACTATGTATTTTAAAAATAGTTAATGCCTAGTAAATCTAAGAAGCAGCATAAGTTCATGGCGGCAGTGGCTAATAACCCAAAGTTCGCCAAAGAGACAGGTGTTCCACAGAGTGTGGGACGTGAGTTTATGAAAGCCGATGAAGGTCGGTTTGCAGAGGGTGGCCTAATGAAAGACAAAAAGTCTTTTCCTGACCTGAATAAAGATGGGAAGGTAACTCAAGCGGATATATTAAAAGGACGTGGTGTAAAAGGATTTAAAAGTGGTGGCATGATGAAGTGTCCCCGTGATGGTATAGCACAACGTGGACGGACACGAGCTTAGGAGAAAGGATATGCCTGCAACAAATGGTAAAAAGAAAACTTCAGGTGCTCGTACACAGACGCGTGCAAAGATGGATGAGCGCCGAAATAGAGGAAGAGCAAAACCTGTAAGTCCAAAACCTGCTAAAAAGAAGAAATCCGCTTTGGGTTCGATGCCTTTTATGAAGGCGGCTGTGTTACCTGACGAAAAAAGTTTTAATAGGTTTATGGACAGTGTGCCGAAAGAAATGAAAGTAGGCGGTAAAGTCACTAAAAAACGACGTGACGGTATAGCTCAACGCGGGAAGACACGAGCATGATGAAGTCCAGAGGTATGGGCAAGATTAGACCCATAGCGTTTAAAAAAGGCGGTTCTACTAAAGATGCGTGTTACCACAAAGTAAAGGCACGCTATAGAGTATTCCCTTCTGCTTACGCTTCTGGTGCCATAGCCAAGTGTCGTAAAGTGGGTGCTAAAAACTACGGAAACAAGTCTCGTGGCAGTAAGAAAAACTAAGAAAGGGCTGGCGTTAAAACGCTGGTTTAAAGAGGATTGGAAAGATGTTCGCACGGGTAAGGCGTGCGGGCGACAGAAAGGTGAAAAGCGTGGTACTCCTTATTGCAGACCGTCTAAACGAGTTTCTAGTAAGACACCTAAAACTTCTGGTGAGATGACCGCATCAGAAAAAAGAAAAAGAATTGCACAGAAGAAACGTATAGGACAACCGGCAGGTAAACCCAGAAGGGTAGAAGCGGCACGTCGAAAGAAGCCTGCTAAGAAAAAAGTTGCCAAGAAAAGATAATGGCTAAAGACCCGAAGAAAGGAACAGGAAAGAAACCGAAAGGTAGTGGCAGAAGACTGTACACTGATGAGAATCCAAAAGACACGGTAGGTATTAAGTACGCCACCGTGCAGGACGCCAGAGATACAGTAAGAAAGGTTAAGAATGTAAACAAACCTTTTGCTAGGAAAATTCAAATACTAACGGTATTAGAACAAAGAGCCAAGGTTGCAGGAAAATCACAACAAGCTGCCATAGCCAAAAGAGGGAAGGAGTCATTACGCAAAGCGAGAAAGAGCGTAAAGAAGAAATGATTACTTGGACAGAACGCAACAACATAGTCAATGAAATAAAAGAATGGTCAAAGCATACTTTAGAAGTTAGTAACCCAGAGTTCAATAATTTACCGCCATGTCCATATGCGAAAGCAGCATGGCAAGAAAACAAAGTAGACATAGTATTTAAATTTGAAGAAAACGATTTTAAAAGATTGTACATGGCACTCCATAACTGGAGCGATAAAAAAGACTTGGTGGTAATAGCAGATACGGCGTTTATAGAAGATCAAGAAGAGTTTCATCAATTTGTAGATCACGTTAATGAAGCCATAGCAAATAATGTGTTCAGAGACAGAGATATGTGGGTAATGGGGTTTCACCCTGAAGATGAGCCAAACAATCTTTTTGAAGAAGATGATTTTGAACCACAAACGGATGTTGCATACGCTTTATTATTTGTACAGCGGTTGTCTAAGTTAGAAAAAGCCGCAGAGAAGTTAAGACCTCTTGGGTATTACGATAAGTATTTTCAAGAGCACGATGTGTCACATATGTACGAGCTACGTACTAACTTTTATCGGAGACTTGAGCTATGAAAAAGAAAACAACCAAGAAAATGATGGGTGGCGGTATGGCTAAAAAGAAAGGCCCAATGAAAGGTATGCGCGGTGGTGGTATGGCTAAGAAAGCCAAAAAGAAAATGGGTATGCGCGGTGGCGGTGGTGTCGGCATGAAGATGAAAGGTATGCGTGGCGGCGGTATGGCTAAAAAGAAAGGCCCAATGAAGAAAAAGAAGAAGTAAATAATGGCTACCTCGGGAACTACCACATTCAATATGGACTTCACGGAAATCGCTGAAGAAGCGTGGGAACGTGCTGGCCGTGAGATGCGTTCGGGTTATGACCTGCGTACTGCACGTAGGTCAATGAA